CTATAATACATAGCGATTATTCTTCTAATGCAGAAAGATTATATGTAAATGGACCACCATGCTTTTCTTGTGCTAAACTGATTGCAAATAGTAAAATTAAAAAAGTATATTATATTACTGATCCAAATTATACATATATAAATTGGAATCAAATAAAAAGTTTTTTACAAAAATCAAATGTTGAAACGATAGAAGTTTTATGGCAGCATCAAAATTAAATTATATAGTTCTTTACGAAGGAATAAGCCAAGTATATGGATGTTCCTCAAAGAAGATAGCAATAGAAAGCCCTCCTCCAGCTGGAGTTGGACAAGATAAGAAAAAAATATATTTTATAACATTAGAACCAGATACTAACAATTTATGTATACACAGAGTAGAAGAAAATGAGTAAAAAACAAACAGAAAAAAAGAAAGTAATCTTAAAATTAAAAGCTCAAGAATCCTATATTGTAGCTGATTCTGAATTTTTTATTAGAATAGCTGAGTCATTAGAGTTATTGGCTAAATTATCAGAAGATAAAAACCAAAAGACACAACATACAAACAACGCTAACTTTATAAGAAACACTTCTTATACGAATGTTTTTAATCCTCAAATAAATGATTATGAAGATTGGGATTAGCAAATATGATAGATCTATGTGTGGTAAATCACAACACCCGAAGACTAATGCAACGCTTTTTGGACGAGTTGCATAGTGATTTAGATAGTCCAAATGGCGCGCTCAATAAAAATTGGAACCTACATATTACAGATAATGATTCTACTGATGATTTTGTAGAGTTTATAAGAAATAATGGTCATACTTATCATATAGATAATTTATTCTTAAGAAAGAATATAGGTTATTCAGCAGCGTGTAATTATATGGCTAGTAAGACTAGCGGAGATATAATAGGCCTTTTAAATTCTGACGTTTGGATGACAAGCTCTGATGTACTTAAGATAGAAAAAATATTTAATGATAATCCTGATATCCATATTCTTGGTCCAAAACAAAGAGACGAATACGGAAGAGTGACTCACGCAGGAATTACTGGAACAGGCTCTAAGCCAGTAATGAGAGGGTGGATGGTCTCAGACAAAGACGATAGTATGTTTAGAGATAGAATTGATTGCGTATCGGTTTCTGGATCAGCTTATTTTATTAGAAGAGAAGTTTGGAATGCAATGACTAATAATGCAGATTTTAGAAAGCTTCATCCGGAATCTCTTGGGGCGTTCTTGCCTACCCCCCATTATTATGAAGAAACTTGGTGTTCATATTTTGCTAGACACCTAGGATACAATGTTGTTTATGATGGTTCAGTGTCAATAGGTCACAGTTGGCATGCATCATCAGCAAAACCAGGAGAGGGTGTAAGTCATGTCGATCATTACTTTCCAATCTCTAGGGAAATATTCAGAAAAGCATGTGATCATTTTGGAATAGAAAGAGATTAAATATGAGCGATAAATTAAACCCGTGGATATATAACGCAGAAGTAAAAAAAGTAGTTGATGGTGATACATTTGATATTGTTATTGACTTAGGATTTGATACTTTACGCAAAGGAAGAGTTAGATTGTATGGGGTTAATACTCCAGAGAGTAGAACTTCTAATTTAGAAGAAAAAAAACAAGGACTTGCGGCAAAAGAATTTACAGAACAATGGCTAGCAAAAGCAGATAATTGGGTTAAGATAGAAACTATTATTGATAAAAACGAAAAATATGGTAGAGTCTTAGCTAAAGTTTGGGATAAAGATGGCAACTGTTTAAATACTGATATAGTTGCATCAGGCCTTGCTAGAGAGTATTATGGTGTTGGAGATAAGACATGGACGGAATTTAAAAAGGACAAGTAGTGCAAACATTTTTGCCATATAATGATTTTCTTCATTCAGTAAAAGTATTAGATTATAAAAGATTAGGAAAACAACGTGTTGAAACATTTCAAGTTCTTAACATTTTACTCGATAGAACGCCTACGAAAGGCTGGAGAAACCATCCAGTTACTCGTATGTGGACTGGTTATGAAGAAGCGCTGAAGTTATATCAAAACTTTACCATAGAAGAATGGATCAAAAGAGGATATAAAAATACTATGCAGCTAGAAAAAATAGACATGCGTAATATTAAACTTCCACCATGGTTTGGTGACGAACAACTACATAGATCTCATAGGTCTAATTTACTTAGAAAAGATTATGAATATTATTCTCAGTATTTTGACGAACCGTCAGATTTAGAGTATTATTGGCCAGTATGAGTATAACAATTTATCTCGCAGGTGCCATGGACTATGTTGGTGATTATGCAAAAGGGTGGAGACAAGAAGCTACATTCATGTTAAATCAACGTGGCTATAAAGTACTTGACCCAACGTCTATTCCTGAAGAAGATGGTATGAGCGCAGAAGAAATTGCACAAAAAAATCTCTTCATGCAGAAAAATTCAGATATACTTCTGGTAGAATACATGCTAGAAGACAGAGCGTATATAGGAACTGATTTTGAAATGGCTTGGGCAAAGCTTCATGGTCAGCCTTCAATCGTTATGTGTTCTAAGCAGAATAAAGATCGTCCATATATGAAATATATGGCAACAAAACTTGCAGAAGATCTGCAAGATGCTATAGAATATATAGCAGTACATTATCCAATTAACTAAAAAGGAAAAGGTAAATATGTCAGATAATAAGTTCAAGTACTTTACTGTTGAGTCACTTGTTGTAGTTAAGGCTAACAACAAGACAGACGCAGAGAAGCTTGCGATGGGCCGTAAGGGAGTCCAGGGTGAAGTCATCCTTAAGACAACCGATGTCGAGCGCATTTCAGCAGTTGAAGCACGTAAGCAAATCGAAATCTGATTTTAATTAGATATAACCAGTTAAGTGAGGGAGTAAGTTCTTTTACTCCCTCACTTAACTATATTGGAGACAATTATGATATATGGTTTAATGGTAGGAAGAAACGAAGAGGGTAGATATCTAGAAGAAGTTCTTTCTAGATTATCTAATCAAGTTGATCAGATAATATTTACTGATGACTGTTCAACGGACTCTACTCCGGAGATTGCAAGTAAGTATGCAAAAGTGTATTCTACTTCTGAAAATCTTTTTATAAAACACGAAGGCCAATTAAGATCTGAAGCTTGGGCAAATCTTTCCAAGCATGCAAAACCAGGCGATTGGATTGTTGCAATAGATGCAGATGAAAAGATTTATACATTAGATAATTTTAGTCTTGAAGACGTCCTAAAAAGATCTCCTTATGATGTAGTTAACGTCAAAAGATATGAGATGTGGAATGAAGAGGGATATAGAGTCGATAAGATGTGGGCCCCTCACAATACCATGAGAATATTTAGGTTTAGTGAAGGCGGAGTTTATTTAGATAAAGTATTAGCCTGTGGTTCTGAGCCAACTTATGTTTTTGATTGGGTAAGAAAGAGAAACTTTTGGCTAGACTCTGGTATAATAATGCAGCACCTTGGATACTTAAAAGACGAGGATAAGCAAAGTAAATATAATAGATATACAACAATAGATAATGGGCAATTTCATAATATTAATCATATAAATTCAATAAAAGACGATACAACAGTATTGATACCTTGGGGTATCTTTGGAGATAAAAAGGTAGATTTAAAATGAAAACTTTAGGTGCAAAAGAAACGATCAAACAACTTACATATAGAATGTCTAATAATACTAGGTTTGCATATGTAAATTTTTCTAAGTCCGCTCTACTAGCAGCTTCTGGTAAGATTTCACCAGAAAAAAGACCACCAAAAATGTTTACTAAATCAATTATTAATTCTATTCAAAATACAGATAAGAATTTCATGAAGTCTGTTCCGCACTTTATGCTGGAGAATAATGAAGGGTTTGACATTAAGTCAATTCCAGGGATAGATAAATCTATTATTTATGATGGCGGTATGTTTGAATATTACTTCTTAAATAAAAGAGATATCTTTGATTCTTTTACTAATTTTTATATTAAGAATTCTAAAAATTTAGTAATTTCTTTTCATGATAAAAAAGTATCCCAAAAGATAATAGGAACACCAGCTCATCATATTCATGTTCCATATAATGATTTTTATGAGAAGTTAGATTCAGTAACTCAGCAGGTTATGGAGCTAGAAGGCCAAGTTGATTATTGCATACTGGACTGCCCAGTATTATCTTCTGCTTTAGCAAGTAAGATATGGCAGAACTCTAGTATGTCAATATTAGATTTTGGAAAAGTATTTACAATATCTAACAAATAAACTATAATGGAAAACTCTAAAAAAGTTTCCTTTGACGAAGACGATGTTCAGTATATGACTGATCTTTTGTTGGAAACTTCTATGTCTTTAACCGATATAGCAAAAGAGCTAAATTGTTCTATCAGTTTTTTAAATAAAAAAATAAACCAATATGGTTTAAGCTGGTTAAAAACAAGTCATAAAAAAATGTCAAGAGGCCAGTCGGCTCTTACATTAATAATGCAAAAGCTTCTTCCAAATGAGGAAATAGTAAATGAATATCATTTAGGAGATAGGCTTAAGCTTGATGTTTATTGTCCTAAATATAAAATAGGTGCAGAGTATCATGGTCGTCAGCATTTTTATTTTACTGGCAGATTCTTTTCTTCAAAAGAAGAATTTGAAGAGTCAATAAAAAGAGATGAAAAGAAAATAGAAAGATGTAAAGAGTTAGGTATAGCTTTAATTGTATTTAGGTATAATGACAAGCTAACAGAAGATTCAGTTTACGATAGAATAATACAAGCCATAAGAGAAAGCCCTGTAGACACCACAACCAAAATTAAAAAACCAAGTATTTCTCAGAATAACTATTATCAAGAAAGAAAAAAGAGATATAATGATAGTAAGAAAAAAAGATACAAAGAGTTAAAGAAGAAAAATGACCGCCGAAGAAAAAACAAATAGTTATCCAATTGAGTATCAAATATTTGCCCTATGCTTGAGAAAAGATGGGGCAATTAATTTTTTTAGTGAAAATTTAAATCCAAGTATAGTTGGAATTAATCACGGAGAAAATGGAATATATGAGTTCTACAATGCCTTAATTGCTTATCATAAAGCGACAAAGTTAAATATAGTAGATCCAATTGCATTTAAATCTTGGCTTCAAACAGAAACAGAGATATATGAAGCTCTTGGTGGTGAACCAGGAACTGATGCAATGTTCTCTATTCTAATGAAAATGGATCTTTCAAGCTCTGAATCTATATTAAAACTAATAGAGCATAAAGCAAATAAGCGCAAGCAAATAGATTACCTGCAAGAACTACAGGTTTTAATTACCCAGAAAAACAATAAGTCAGACGAAGACATAGAAAGAATTTCAACTCTAACTCAAAAAATAAGAGAGTTAGAAAGTCAAATTAACTATAATCCATTAGAAAATATAACCACTGCCGTAGACATTTCATCTAGGGCAGAGCAGCTTTTGATTATTCCAAACTTTCTTCCAACTCAATTTAAAGCCTTGAATAGGGCTATGGGATATACTGATGAGGGCGGGTTTTTTAAGGGCGCAGTTCATGCAATCATAGCTCCATCAGGAAAAGGTAAGTCAACATTTGCAAAGTGCCTGGTTAACAACTGGGTAGATAATGGCTATTCCGCATTATATGTTAATTTTGAGGAAGCTATTTCTCACTGGGAAAGAGTTTTAATGACTCAAATTATTGGAGAAAATGTATACTCAGAGGCAAAGAAATGGACAGAAGAGCAAAAGTCAGCGCATCTAAATAAGTTCAAAAAGAAAATGGAATCTTGGGGAGAAAGATTCATGGTTAGACATGATCCAGATACTCCATATTTTGAGGACCTAGAAAGATGGCTAAGAGATATTATGGGCCATAATTCAAAACTGCCAGATGTTATTGTTATAGATACGATACAATCAATGTTTACAAGAGGCGGAAAAGGTAAACCTAGATGGGGCGAATTTGAAGAGATGATGGTTCGTCTAGAAAAATTAGCAAGAGACATGAATTGCGTATTAATAATAACTGCTCAAGAAAATTCAAATAGAATGAAAGAAAAAAGAGAAGTAGTACAACAGTCTGATACTGGCGGATCTTTGGCAATTCAACAAAAATGTGCGGTTACAATATTTATAACTGATAAGAAGCTAGCATCTGGAGATGAGTCTGAAGAGGACTACGTTATGCAGCTTCAAATACCTAAGAACAGAATAACTGGATCAACTTTTGTTTATGATCCACCACTAGTTAGGTATAATGATACAACTAAATCTTACGAAGAATATGAAGTCGTAACAGATTCTAGTTATGATAGTTCTTCAATATTGGATGATTTATTAGGAGGAGACTTTTCTTAATGGTAAAACTTAAAACAGCAGCTATAAAAGACTTTCAAACATGTGAACTACTATATGATTATAGGTACGTGCAAAAAATTCCGGAAGCTATCGTTAGTAGAAATATAATAACAGAAAAATTTGAAAATACATTAAAGAATGTAATAAATTTTTATTTATATAAAAAACAAAGTGGATCTACCCCATCATATTCTGCCCTATTGAATAGATGGGAAAAGCTTTGGTTTCCAAAAGATACTTCAGCTCAAGATATTATTAACGATAAACACGAAAGTGCCTATGGAAACATGTCAAGCTTAACGACAAAAGCTGCATCTATACTTCTATCGTTTTGTAATTTCTTTGAAGATGAATCCATAATTCCCATTGGAATATCTGAAGAATATAATGTTCCTGTAGGTAATTCTGTTCTTATTGATAATTTTGATTTAATTTTTTCTAAACAAAATAAAATATATGTAATAAAATGGGTTTTTAATTATAAAGATTCTCATCATTATTTATACAATTTTGATTTTATATCAATGTTCTATGCCTACGGTCATAAAAAGGGCAGTATAAATAATAATGTACTCTTTGGTTATTATGATATAATGGCCAATAAGCATTCGATAGAAACATTTAATATATATAAAGAAGATATTCAGTCTTTAGAATATTGGATAAATACTATAGAAAGTAAAGAAGTATTTGTACCAAGAAGAGGTTTAACTTACTACTGTAAAAGATGCCCCTTTGATAACCCATGTTCAAAGTGGTCTGGATGGAATAAGGAAGAAAATAATGGTTAAAAAAAATTCAATATTAGATGACATTCTGCAAGATGATCAGATAATAAATTTATCAGAAGAAGAAAACAATATACTGTCTCCTCTTCTTGAGGAAATATCTATGATTGAAGATGAAGGATTAAGATCTTTTGTTAGATCTATCCTATTTAGGGCTGAGTCTTTTTGGTCTATACCTTCTTCTTTTTCTGGAAAATATCATCCACCAGACGAACATAATGAAGGTGGCAACGTCCTGCATACTAAAAGAACGGTAAGAGCTGCAAAAATATTATCAGACTCACACAGTCTTTCTTCCGAAGAAAGAGACATAGTAATTGCTGCCTGCCTGTTACACGATGTAACTAAGGGAAAGATAGAAAAGGACGGCTCTTTTGCATATGATAAAATGCATCCTTATACTGTTTCAGAATTTATTAAGTTTTGTCAAGAGGATGATAAAAAGTACGCAAATGACATATCTTCTTCTACTTTGTATGTAAGCGAAGAAGATGTTCAAACTCTTCTTAGACTAATTCGATGTCACCTAGGCCCATGGTCTCCAGTGCCAGAAACTATTCCAATTACATACTTAGATATGATAGTTCATTTGGCAGATAATATAGCAGCGCATGCGCATTATATATTAGATGGAAATGAAATTATTCCAGAAAGATGGAACCTTGATGCAAGAGATGGTCAATAGAATAAATAAGAGAGCTATTATTATTTCTAGATTAGAAAAAATAATAGAAGACTCAGTTTATTATAGAAACTTTTCATCAGAAATGAATGATGAAAAAAAAATTATTATAGGTAATTATGACCAAGATTTTGGTCAGGGAAAAATTGAATAGTGAAACCAGCTAAATTAGATAATAAGTTCTTGAGTGGATGGAGATATGTAGAAGTAGCTAGATATGTTCCATCTCTATCTAGGGTTATCAGAGATAAGGATGGCGATAGTCCGCTAATTATTGACTATAATCAGGTACAAGATTACGCCGATAAACACGGAAATACTGGCATATATACTTCTGTTTGGCTGTACGACTCTAAAGATATAGAGTCGGCAACAAGATACTCTAATCTATACTTTGATCTAGATAATAAAGATATACAAATTTCTTATGATGAAACACTTAAACTAATAAATTATCTTTGCGACCTAATACCAAAAGAAGCTGTAAAAATATACTTTACTGGAAAAAAGGGATTTCATATAGAGTGTGATGCAGAGTGCCTTGGGATATCTCCATCAAATGATCTTCCTGTCATCTATAGATTTATTGCAAACTACATTAAATCTAAAATTAATTTATCAAGTTTAGATTTAAGTGTTTATGATGCAAGAAGAATGTGGAGATTACCAGGCACTAGGCATCAAGATTCTAACCTTTATAAAACACTTATATCCCAAGACGAAATGCTCAGCGGGATAGACGCTATATTTAGAATATCATCTGAGTATAGAGAAAACGAATGCACCCAAAGCAACTTTTCATATAAGGCTAATCAATGGTATAGGGATATGTTTTATTTAATGGAAGAAGATAGAGAAAGAAGTAAGGATTATCTTTCCTATTTTAATAAGCATGGTTCTTCTGGCTTAAGAAAAGTAGATAATAAACCTAAAAAATTTACTCCAAATATATTATTGGAAAAATGTCCAGCAATAAAAAGAATCGCTTTAGAAGCTCAAACAAACAAAGACATTGATCATGAATCAAGATTATTTTTATGTTCAATATTAACATATACAGATGAGTCAATAGAATTTCTTCATGGAATACTTAGTCATTGCAATGATTACAATGTAGAAAAGTCTACCGCCCATATCCAAGATTGGATTAAAAGAAGAGAGATAGGTATTGGCGGAAGACCTTATACTTGTGATAGAGCTAATTCAGTAGGCGTTGGCTGTGGTTCATGTAATCTGGAACAAAGAAGAAAATGGATTAAAATTGGTGATAAGTTTGTAGAAACAAATGAAAAATCTTCTCCGTCACCAGTAAGATTTGCATACGCTGTTGAAAAG